TCCGCTGCTCTGTGTGCGGCGCTACGCTCACTCTCGCCGGTTCCAACAGCTACAAATATTTCCAGTGTTGGAAATACTCTAAAGGATTCCACAAAGGTTCCCAGACGCTCTCCATGGCAAAAGCAGAAGCTGCAGTCTGTGATTACTTTGACCGGATCCTCTCCGGAGCTGATTTCACGTATACTGTTCGAAACATCCCCGATCAGAAAGAAAGTGATGAGCTGGATCTGCTCCGGCAGGAACTGGATCAGATCGCTGTGAAAGAAGCCAGGGTAAAACTGGCATACGAAAACGGAATTGATACTCTGGAGGAATACAAAGAGAACCGGCGCCGTCTGAAGGAGAGCCGGGAAGAACTGTTAGAAAAGATCGATACCACCACTACTGCCACACAGCCGGAAGATTCCGACAGCACTGCCAGGGAAACGCTTCTGAAGGAGATCCGGTCCGTCAGTGAGATCCTGAAAGATCCGGCCGAATCCTACGAACGGAAAGGTCTTCTGCTGCGTTCGATCGTGGACGGGATTACCTACGATAAGGAGAAAAATAGGCTGTATTTTAACTTTTTCATTTCATGAAAAAACGCCGGAAACCCTTATAAAATGGGGCTTCCCGGCGATTTGTAGGGTATTGCAATCCGGGCCACCGGAGTTCAATAGCCTATATGTGGTTTCATTTAATAGGAAGAAACTCTTTCAATTTTAAGAGTTTTTTTAAGATTTTTTAGAGATGATACAATATTTTTACCACTTATGATTTGACATGTCAAGGAATGTCGCACGATATTTCTTGTCATATTATTATCGTTATGATATTCTTTATTTGCGATAGAATATTTCAGAAATGAAGAAAAGAGGACGATATGTAATGTACCGTCCTCTTTTTTTGTGTTAATTAAACAGCTTGTACCATGTATTCGGTCCGATCACACCATCCGCGGTCAATCCTTTCTCTTTCTGGAAGCTCTTAACGGATGCCGTCAGACCGGATCCAAAGGATGCGTCCATGGCTTTAAAGTAAAATCCCTTGGCTGATAAAATGAATTCCGCCAGATAGACAAATGTTCCGGATGCTCCTTTTTTGATGGTTGCTTTCTTGGCTGCCTTTTTGCAGCTGTCCAGGAAATTTTTGTTGGACGGATCCAGTTTGCTTCCGTTCTTTCTGTTGGACACATCTTTCCAGATGCAGACTGCTGCCGCTCTGGATTTTGTTCCGTATTCTCCGTCCACCTTCAGCTTCGCTCCGCAGTAGGCAACCAGCTTATCGCCATAGTTGACATTCAGCCACCGCTGTCCTTTTTTGACATTCGTTGCCTTGCTGTTTCCGGATGTTGTCCCGGATGTGCTTGTACCGGATCCGGTGCTGGCATTTGATCCGGATGCTTTGGATCCTGTCCAAACGTTGGTTGCTACATGGTGTCCTTCACACAACAGGAGATCTCCAGCAAACAGATAATCCGGACTCTCTGTGTACTTCTTAGCTGTCAGCACCTGGAAGCCATGTGCACTGCATTGTTCTCTCAGATTCTTCGTTGTGCAGGACAACGGGATTTTCTGCAGTTCTGCATCTTTAAGCAGGATGCCAGCTGCCCGGATGTTGGCAGAAACTCCGGAACTACAATCAGCCTCACATGCTACCGTAATCTGTGACGGGTCATAGTTGCTGGCTTTCAGATGTTCCCAGTAGGTCATGCGGTGACCCTGACAGTAGCCGGTCAGATTATTTTTCGCCGCCTTTGTAGCCAGGTCTGCCAGCATCGCCCGGACTTGCGGATCCCGATGTCGCAGTACACATGTCCATGGTCTTGCATACCAGTCGATCAGTGCCCACTCGGTTCCAGTCTGATCCCCAGGCTTTCCACCTGTATACTTGCCATTTTCATCATGGCCGCAGTTAGAAATTAAACTCATGGTCTTTTCCTCCTTCATGTTTTTGTATATTTTTAAATACGCCTCGCCATAAGACGCTCTCAGTTTCTTCACGGATGATCCTACATCGGACGGGGACTCGAATTTCACCAAAAAAATATCAGAGGCTTCCTGGACGGTCTTTGCTGACTGCAAAACTTTCCATACGCTCTGATAGTTCTTTTTCAATTCCTGGATCATATACTCGACCTGTACATCTGGATCCCCGATTGATACTTTCCGGGATTTAACCAGATCGTACAGTCCTGCCTTTCTTCCGGCAGATGTCCACTGGCAGAAACCATAGCCATATTGTCTGGAATCTCCCAGTGGATGCAGGAACAACGCTCTTGTAATCTTTCCGCTGTCTACTGCTTCCGTGTAGGTGTCATCGGTATACTTATATCCCAGCTTCTTTTCGCAGAGATCTTCCAGATTCCGCGGGTTCATTTTTGACTCTGCAAATAAATTCCCGGCAGCTCCGGATGCTCCCTCTACGGTACAGCCGGCAGCAACCAGTGCGTTCATCACTTTGTCACTGTATATCGTTCTTTCAATCACCATATCTTTCTCCTTTACCGAAAAGGAGCAGAGAACATTCTCCACTCCTCTCCCACAAACCTATAAAAAATCGGCTTCTGCTGTATTCATTTCTGGGATCCGTTCACTTTGCCATCGTCCAACAGATCTTTCACTTCGTCAAACCATATTTGTATAATTTTCTCAAGAGCTTCTTCTGATATAATGACCTGCAGCCACCCTGGAAGGAGTCTTCTTGCCTGGCTTACTACCCATTTCATTTTCTGTTTTCCGGAATCAGATTCTTTATAAACATGCTCTGCTCTAAGCACTAACTTATACACATCCGATCTAATTTCTTCAATGTTTTTCCTCTTCAAGTACTTATACATACCTAAAGCTACGAAAAAGAAAACCAGTACTGTTAAAACGATAAACAGCACTGGCTCCTGCGTCATATTCATGATCTCATTCATTTAATGTTCCTCTCTTTCTGCCATCAACTCATCAAGCCTGTGATGGGCTGATTTTGTCGACTGTTCAACAACGATCATCCTCTCAACCAGATTGTTATGTTTTTTCACTTTTTCCTCCAGCTGTTCAATCCTGTACACGGTCAGCTTATTTGCTGTCATAATACCTGCTAAGCTTCCGATCAGTGTACCACAGAGTGAAAAGATGGCTACTAAAATTTCTGGATTCATCACTATTTTCCTTTTACTTTATTATAATGCTTGGTCTAGCCGTCCCTGTGTATGACACAGGATAGTCATATTGGTAATCACGCGGATAATCAACGGTTTCCTGGATCTGTACGGATATCGTAATTTTCTCCCCAGTTGCTACCGTGTTCGCACTTAACTTCACATTCATTATTTTAAGCATCAGATCACCTCGACTTCTATCCTGGCCTTCCTGGTCGAATCTGCAACGGTATATGTTACCTCCAGGATATGCATACCTTTTTCTGCCGGAGCAATCTTGCAGTCGAGATAATGATTGTTTATATCGCATTCTCCCTGCGCAACGATGTCCGTATAACGTGACAGCTTATAAGCTGCTGTCAGAATCGTAAATGGTTCGTCATTTGGACTTCGTACAAGCAGCTTTACATGTTTATCCTCACCCAGGATAAATCTAATTTTATTCACAACAACACCTCCTTCCGTGAACCGGATAAATCACTTCCGCTAAGAACGGATCCTGTTCTGCTGTAACTTGATACTGATCAGGAATCGTTTCTACCGTGTATTCTTCTTGAATAACCATCAGCTTATGGTCTTCCGGAATGACTTCCACCGTATACTCGACCGGAATAAGTTTTACGCATAATGTTGCCGGGTCTACGATTAACAACATCTTCGTACAATACACAATGTTCCCTGAATCATCTTCCGCTGTCACTTCGATCACATACATTCCATCAAGATCAAAAGGGACCGTGACTTTCCACTGGTCCCCTTCTGCTCTGTCAAAAATTACGTTTCTTCCATCAACCTTACCGCTTACCTTAACTATCATAGGCTCACCGCTTAATCCGTAATCTCGACAGCAATAATGAATGTTTTTCCGCAATCTACCGGATTTGGCGAAAGCGTGATTGACTTGATCACAGGAGCTGATGTGTTGACGGTAACCTTACGTGTGACTGTTGTTGTCTTTCCGGCTTTGTCTTTCGCTACAATCGTGATTGTATTTGCACCTTCTGCCAGCGTGACCTCTTTCGTGAACGTTCCGTTTGTTCCGACCGTTACGGCCGCTCCATTTACTGTAACTGTAACCGGTTTAGATGTAGCATCATCCGTTTTACCAGTTACTGTTACCGCCTTCTGGTTGGTTATAAGGTCATTTGACGGGGCTGTGATCTGTAGTGTCGGCGGTACTGTATCAATAGTAAATGTTGCTGTCTTAGCTACTGCTGCATTGCCATCATTATCCGATGCTTTTACTGATATCGTGTGAGATCCGTCTTTCAGAGTCGGTGATGTGCATGTACATTTATAGCCGCCATCAATAGCCGTTTTGGTTATATTAGATACAGCTGTACCATCAACCGTGACTGCAATTGTCCCAGCATTTACTCCAGAATCCGTATCCTTTACCTGGAATTCAATTGCCGGTGTAACAGTTGTGATATAGGCATCTGCTGACGGTGCAGTGATCGTGATGCTCGGTGCTGTCTTTTCTTTTACTCGGATTTTAAGTGATGCTCCAAGCGTTGTGTGGTTCTGATCCACTGTTGTCGTGTTCCCTGCATCATCCGTGGCTTTTATCGTTCCGCCCAGCACATGGTTTGGCTGACTGTAGCTCGACTTACTTGGCGCAGTTACAGTTGCTTCCCATTTGCCCGATGAGGCATTATAGGTCAGATTGTACGTCTGACCATTAAATATATATTGTGCTGTTTTTACTGACATTTATTTTGTCCCTCTACTTTTCTGCAGCTTCTTCTGTTACGATTTCTTCCATGCCAGAGTCAATAAGAATCTGTTTTACTTTTCCTTTCAGCAGTCTCGGCACTTTTTCATACATAGCCTTTGCTTCTTCGATTGTTTCCTGTTTCATAATCTGCTGTGCCCATAACATTGCCATCATTTCTTTTCCTCCTGAATCTTGTAATAATATCATTAGATTTGTTAGTAACATTAACATTACTGGTATACCAATTCGCTCATCTCTAAGATGCACTGTGTCAGCATATCATTTTGTTCTTTCAGAGCTGTATTGGCTTCCTGTAACTTTGCGATTTTTTCTTCTGTTGTTTCTCCGTTTCTGTATAACACAGGTTCCAGGATCCCGCCTGTATACACCATAATTCCATCCAGCTTTGTGTAGTTTTCGTATTCAGCTACTTTTTTCTCGTTTTCCTGGACAACAATTCTTTTCGTTTTCTGCGGATCGTTAAAAATGTCTGCCAGTTTTTCCTGCGATGCTACAGCGCTCAAGAATTTAAGTTTCAGTGCATCGGATTCTATATCTACTGACTGTACCTGCAGCTCTGTCGCATCATTTAAAACAACTTTCATTTTATCGTTCTCCTCCTTTGGATTTTTATAGTTGTTTACGGTTATTCTAAGGTCTGTCTCTGATCATATATCTCCTTTCTGGGCTATACTCCACTTACGTAAAAGAAACTGGCACATCTGGTGGATGGAACTATAGAAAGTGGTCGGATGGAACTGTAGAACTGTGGTGGAACTCAGGTGTAACGTATAGTAATGCAGTTGCCTCCGGCATTACCGGAATACAGCTGGCAAATGTTACTATAGCACTTCCATTTACCATTTCGAATGGTGTAATCGCAGCGTCTATAGACTGGGGATATACGGACTGGGTACAAGCCAGTGTGGGCGCAACTTCCGTTAATGTCCGTAAATTCGGAAACGCAAATTCTATAAACATCAAATCACATAAGACCTACATATACGTAAAAGGAACGTTAGTTTGATGTTATCGCCTGGTATATCTGTAAAAACCGCTTATATACTCTTCGGAAGTTTTAGAAGTAGTATGTGAGGTTATAGTTATAGTTCCGTTATCTGGAAAAAATCGAAGAGATAACTTGGGATTATCTCCTACAACCGAATATATTGGTGCTTCAAAATTATATGGCGGCTTTAAGTCTGTGGGAAACCCAGGCCATTGATAACCAACAGATCCACCACCGATAGACATACCAGCCTTTAAATTTCCCCGATAACTTAGTTCTACCTCGTAAGCATTGTATCTGTAAAGCAACCATACCCCAAGAGCATTTTGCCCAAGAGAGATCCAGTCAGACCATTTCAAAGTGGAGTTTAACACATTAACCTTCTGTGTGAGTGTCGCATTCGTTTCCACTGTCTGGAACTGTTTTTCAAGCTTTGTGATGTTAATTCCATCCAGAGTTACTTTGTACATTGGCATATCTGCGATATAGTCTCCGACCTGGATATCTCCGGTTGTATATGCCGGCGTTGCCGGGTTTGCGGATGCTGGTGTTCCTTTCAATACTTTCAGTGTTAAGGACTCAACACCTGTGTTTTTGTTTCTTTCGTATCTTGCTACAATCAGGTCTATTCGTTTCATTCCCTGTGAGCCGTTTACGATGCTCAACGAATCGTATGTGTTCTTCTTTATGGATGCCGCACAGCCCTGGTGCATCAGAACGCCATCCCGGACTTTAATTTCGTTGTTTGATGAGATCTCAGCTGTCATCCGCTTTCCGGTCTGCAAAACATAAGAACCGGATCCGATCATGCCGATGTGCACATCTCTGTCCTGTTCGGACGTCACATGTGGCTTACCAACGTATCCTGTTATAATCTCCATTAGGTTTCTCCTTCCAGTTTATATGTTATTTTTTCTTTTCCGGATGATACCGTCCAGATCTTTCTGCTGATTGGTTTCTGCATACTGATTCCTGTCAGATAATCTTTTCCGCCAACTACATCCCCAAGGTCAATATCACCATCAAGCTGCGTCATGGTCATTTTATAGGACATATTTGATTTTTTGGATTCTAATTCTTTGATTCCGTTTTTTATCAATTCATCCTCTTCCGACCCACCGCTGTCATATATTGCTGTGATTTCATCAGAGCCTGTAAAATATTTATTGCTCTGTGAGATATCTCCATTCTGATCGACATACAAATGGATCACGATTCTGTCTTTCAGTTCACCTTTTCCAAGACAGATCAGATGGTTGATTCCTCTCTGGTTGTTATCAGTTGTGAAATGCATATTATTATCATTATTCAACTCATGCCTATCAGAAAGATCGTTTATTGGAACAGCCTGTACTTTTACATAGCCAGACATACCGGCATCTCCTTCTTTGTATCTGATATCCAGACGATATCCGACAGATTTCAGCATCTTCATTAACCCATCATGCAGTGTACAATATCTGATAAACTGATAATTCTGAACTGTTACACCTGTATCCACATCTACTCCATAAAACAATCCTGGAAATTCGTTTTCCACCTTGCTCCGGATGATAGCATTTAACTCACCGGAAGCCGTGGTATAATCTTGGCCTGGCTGTGGCTCTATGATTTTATGCTGCATCATTCCGCGCCAGGTATCCCCTTGCAACCGGATCACGTCAGCACTGGTATCTGTACTGAATTCTTGTACGATTCCGCCGTATTCTGTGTCTGCAGCATAGACTCTCGTTCCATACGTTATGGATCCGTCCCACTCCCAGCGTTTCATTTCAATCTCAAAATCGTTCACACCATCCACACTAATTTCAAAATCAATCTTGCTTCCGTTAATGATTCCTGCAGGTCTTCCGTACCGGTCAGTTTTTATCAGATCCATTCCGGCACACTCCTTTCTTTTCTCACTGTGATATCAAAACCAAATTCTCCATTCCAGCTTACCAGGACGTCCCCGGCCGGGATCTCTTCAAAAACCGAATTCCCTGTAGCCTTTTTATAAAAGATATTCTGTTCCGTGCCATTTGCAAGCATTTTTACGATTGTTTTCTTTTGTGAATCGATTGTTATATATTCATTCTTTTCAAGTGTTTCGAAAATCTGATAGGTGTTTCCCTCGATCATAATCTTTGGATCAGCACAAGGTCCATAAATTATCATCCAGAAATTACTGCTTTTATAGTGATCTATATACCAGTGTTCCGTACCTGCCGCAGTCTTAGAAAAATCATACGTGTGATCATACGGATAATCCAGATACTCATAGATTTCACCTTTCCCCGACGCATCTGGATAAAAGCTCTTTGTAAGTTCTTCTATCCACATCGGATATGGACAGTAAATGTCAATGGTCATATCTGTCCATGAATTCCGTATGCCAGATACACTACTCTCAATGCTCTTGATGTAACACTCGATATAATATGTACCAAACCATATTCTGCCTGGTTTTAAACTTGCAATGTCGAATTCAAAGCAATTTGTCAGTTCATCCATCATTGCTTTTCGTTCTTCCAGCTTGCCTCTGAATGTTAACGTGATCTGATATGTTTTTGCCTCTTTTTCAAAGTCATATACATTGACGCCCAGCTTCTGGCTCGTTGTCATAGGTTTCCATTCATATGAATGGAAGTAACCGGATGTAGATCTCATCCGGTCACCAACAAGATTGTACTCTTTTCCATTTGAGCAGACATATTTGATCTCTATCATGCGAATACAACCCCCAATTCTCTCAATGCTCTTATGATGTCTCGTTCTGTGATGTCTCCATCATCTCTTCCTTCGATGATAATTTTTAACAGAGCAATTAATGTATCCAGTCGGCTCACAGTTTCTTTTTCCGTGCTGTCTGCGTTTACATTCCGCTGCATCTCATATTCCATGCTCGCATTTGTAAACGGGCTGGTAGCCGCATCCTGCAGTTTTGACACGGCCGAATCTATGGACGGCAGATTGCCAACGATACCTTTTGCAAATCCGGCATCGATCATTTCACCTACGAACACGCCCCAGCGGGACGGAGAATGGATGCCAAAAAATGCCAGAACCTGGCTTTTAAAGTTTCCAAGTACTCCTTTCACAGCATCCCACATCATATGGCCTGCGTTTCTTAAGCCATTAGCTATACCGCGGACAATATTTATCCCCACTGAACCCCAGTCTACCCTTATAAATGCGTTTTTTACGCTCGATACAATCTGTGGTATCTGTCCAACCAATGTAGGTATCGCCCGAATCAAACCAGCCGCTAATTTTCCGATAATTGTGATTCCGGATTGTAAAACCTGCGGAAGATTCTGACCTATTGTAGAGGTAATCTTGACAATCACCTGTGCTGCCGCTGATACAATTTGTGGAAGGTTCTTTATAATCCCATTTGCAAGATTAAGAAGTAATGTTGCTCCCGATTGCAGGATTTTGGGGAACAAAGGATATATCGCATTTACAAAATTACTTATGATTGTTCCAGCCATAGTAATGATAGATGGGATTTTTTGTAGTATACCATTTACAAGATTTGTTACAATCTCCACACCTTTATTCAGGATCTTCGGAAGCTGCGATGTAATCGCATTCACTAGATAGGATATGAGATCCTTCCCTTCAATTCCCAAAATCTGCCCTGCTGTGTTGTCTATGCTTCCCTTTAATTTGTTGATTATCGTTCGTCCTGTAGCCGCCCAATCTGTATTTATCAATTCCTTTGCCAAGGCTGCGATCAATTTAATGGCCGCCTCTGCCAGATATGGTGCATTTTCTACAAGTGATGCTGCAAGTTCTAATACGATCTTTCCGCCACCATGTACAATTTCGCCCATATTATTTGCTGCCATGTTGATGCTGCGCACAATAATACTGGTTACTCCCGCTATAAGGTCAGGCAACCCTGATAATACATTTGCAACAGCTGGAAGCAAGTTTCCAGTGAAAAATGTAATGGTTGTCTCACCAAGTGCTGCCAGAGCCGGTCCAACATCCATACCAAGCGCAATCTGCCCCATTACATTCTTGGCTGCTGCTTTCATGGAATTCATGGATCCGGATATCGTGGTTGCTGCTTCTTTTGCAGTTGTTCCAGTAATATCCAGTTCTCCCTGAATCACATGAATTGCAGAATATACATCTGACAAATTGTCGATATCATATTTCACGCCGCTGATTTTCTGTGCATCTTTTAACAGACGCTGCATCTCTGTCTTTGTTCCGCCATACCCCAACTTCAGGTTGTCCAGCATGGTGTAGTTCTGTTTCGCAAATCCCTGGTAGGCATTCTTGATGTCTTCCATATTGGATCCCATCTTATTGGCATTATCGGACATATCTGTCATAGCCATATCCGCAACATCTGCCGCTTTTGATGTATTATTGCTCAAACTGGATAACAGGCTGGCTGAAAAACTGGTGGTTAATTCCATGTATTCATTTGCACTCATCCCAGCAGTTTTATAAGCGTTGGCGGCATTCGCTTTAACTTTATCCGCAGACTTCTTAAATAACGTTTCGATGCCGCCGATGCTCTGTTCCAGGTTCGCTCCTTCGCTGATTGACGCCTTGATTGCCTTTCCGATCGCAGCCGCGGCAATCACATTTTTGATGGTGCCGATCATCTTGCTTCCAAACGATGTTCCGGCTGATCCAGCTTCCGGATCAATCGTTTCCTGGATCTTCCCCTTGATTCCCTCCGCAGACGGGATGATCTGCACATATGCTTTTGCAAGTTCTGTTGCCACTACTGTTCACCTCCCGTCAATCTTCTCCATTCATCGTCAAATTCCTGGCCGGAATCGAAGGTTTCCATTCTGCTTTCCTTTGGTTTTATATTCTCCATGAGAATTTCCACCAGGGATCTCGGTCGGTTGATTCCGCGCATACCGTCAGAGCTGTTGAGCCATGCTAACATCCTTGTGTTGTCTGATATCATTGCAAGTAACGTCTGGTCTGTTGTTAGTTTCGATTTGGTTATTGCCATGCCTATCCTTGAGTCTGGCCTCAACCCACATGCAAAAATCCCCGCCATGTGTAATGGCAGGGATCTATAATCATAAATGTGATATGTTTCTGCAAAGTCACAGATCAGCGCATCCTCATCTGTGTTTATCATGTGGGCGAGGATCAAGAGTTTTTTCCCGGTTTGTTTCCTCCAAGGATCTGTGTGATCTCTTCGATCATTTTTGTTGCGGATACCCTTCCCTTCTCATTTCTGACATGGTCTTTCAGAGCTTTCAGCTGTTCCGCCCCAAGGAGCTGCTTTGCAGATACAGTGATCTTTGAGGCGTCTCCTTCATCGATCGCACAGAGATTTTCTAACAGCTCATAATCATCCATGTTCTCTTCGTTCAGCTTATACTCAAATCCGCTTTCTGTGGTTCCTGTAATCATCGTTATTCACCTTTCTTCACGATATATTCGTAATGTGTCTGGCTGGTTTCGTCCGGTGTGGCTTTCAGCGTTGTTTCATATCCGATGGCTTCCGAATCTTTGTATACGATATCTGCTACTTCGGAAACTGTCGCAGACGGGATAACGATTCGTTTCAATGCGCCTTTCAAGATCATGTCTACAACATATGCGGATGCTTCCGTTTCGTTGTTGTTTGCTTTTACCGTGATGCCCGTTTCCAGGGTTCCGGTTACATTTTCATCCCCGTACACTGTTTTCAGCACTTCAACGCTTAAGATTTCCAGTAGCTTAAATTTAAAGCTGTCTTCTTTGCTTGTCTGGAGATCTAACACCGTGTCACCGCCCCAAGCCTTGACATTATCACTTTCCGGGCTATTTGAGTTGGTCACTCCATCGTCTGAGCAGTAACCCAGTCCCTTAAACGCCACATTCAGGGCAGATTTTGCATCCGTCGGAAGTTCTGTTCCAACCGGTGCCCGAAAGATCGCACCGCCGATTTTCGGCTTGCCGGCACTTACATTTTTTGTATCCATTCTTTTTCCTCCTAGTAATAGACGATATCGAAGACAGCCTGGTAGCGATATTTTTTCCTTCCGGTATCGGAATAGTTGTAGTCACTATTCAGCTCACATCTGCTGATATCATCCAGTTCAATCGACTTTTCCATTGCTTCTTTTACACGCTCGTTCAGAGCTGCTGCCTTGTACATAGACGTAGAATAAGACTGGATAGCCAGTGTTGCCTGAGAAATATGATTTTCTGCACCGGATCCAGTCTTTTCCACCATAACATATTCAGTTCCCAGATTATCCTCTTCTTCCATCCGAACCGGCAGGCCAAGGCTATCCTGCAGATAATCTTTAATGATCTTTTCTATCATGTTTTCCTACCGCCTTAAGTAACCCATTATTTCCATCGTCTCCACCGACTTTGACAACCGCACGTGTCTGAGCAACATAAGCATCGGTGCCTGCGTTATTTGCTATCTTCGTGGCATGTTCCATGAGGACAGCCTGCATCTCCGGTGATCGCATCAGTTCTCTTACTCCGGCTCTGTTTAAAACCACCTTTACTTTTTTACTCATATCGCTCCACCATCCATTTCTGATTCCAATCCAGTGGGATATTTTCCTCAATTCCCTGTTGTGGGAAGCTTATCACTCTCCAGGACTGTCTAAAAAAGTCCACTCTGCAGTCTTTCCATTCATGTTCATCGCCTTTTGGAATCGCAATGTTGTACACTGCCTTTTTCCCATATAGATGGACTGCATCCAGGATCTCTGTGGTTGATGCAGGTGCCACCAAAACATTTTCTACGGTTACCGGATGCTCTTCATAGACCGGATGGTCGAATTCGTCTCTGCCGATTTCTGTTCTTTCGTACAGTACAACCGGAATCCCCTTAATCATAAGGCTCAACCTCCCATCAATTCCTGATACGGGTTGGATGAACCAATTTTATTCCCAACTCCAAGGATTTTCTTGTCGAGTTTTGTCAGGTACAGTTCGCCGCTGCCGTTCAAATTGGTCCATGTCTGGGAATAACCAAGAGCTGTAGCTGTAGCCTGTGTTGTGCCGATCGGCACGCCTTCGTTACTGCTTTCCACCGTTCTTATGACCATGTTGCAGGACACAAGCTTTTTCGCATCATCCGATGCATTTTTGTTATATGCATCTACGATAATGGCCGCATCATCCAGCAATGCGGTCACGCTGTCTACGTTAAGACCGCCCATGTCCTTTCGTTTCTGCACGTCTTCGTATGTTGCGTATGCCATGTCTATCACCTACTTCTTTTCAGTTGATGTCTTTTTTCTCGTTGTCCTTGGCTGTGTGGCTGCTTTTTTTACCGGTTCTTCCACTTGCTCTGTCTTTTCTGTGACAGGCCGGAACATCATAGAGTCCAACTTTGCGTCAGACTCTACAACGATTCCTGTTTGTTTGTACAGATATCTCATTTATCAGCCTGCACTTTTGCAGATCTTGGTAAATGCTTTCTGATCCAGGATACCGATTCCATATACGATCTCCGCTCTGATTGCGATCTGATTCTGTCTCTGCAGATCTCCCAGACCATCCGGATCACCGTATTGGATCAGATGTGCACCGATGGATCTCTGTACGCCCCATCTAAACGCATCGAACTGTCCAACGATACCAAGCAGATTAGAATCTGTTTTAATCTCATTTTTTGCGGATACTGTGTCAGATACTGCCGCAAGCATTCCAGAGAAATTGGTCAGACTCTGGCCAAATCCGATTTCCGGATAGATCTTTCTTCCGGTGCTGTCTCTCATAGTGGACAGGCCGAAGGAAAGAGTTGGGTCCATAGCGATTCCGCTTGGAGTATATCCGGAAGAAATGATCATTCCTGCTGCCGCTTCGATGGCTTCATCGTATTTTGTCTCGGTCAGATTCACCTTCTGAGTGGTATCCACCAGACCTTCTTTTACCAGGTCTGAAACGGTTCCAGTCAGAGGATTGATCTTGTGGATTCCAACCAGGTCGAGAGCTCTTCCCAGAGCGATACTTGCATTGGATGCCAGATCCTGCAGTACACCGATCTGAACGTCTTCGTCCGCCCACTGTACTTCCTGGGAAAATCTCATAGTAACCTGCAGCTTGAACGGATTGACTGTTTTGGATGCATAGGTTACCGGAGTCGGTGCTTTCTGTGCTGCTTCTCCTACCAGTTCCGCCTTCGGTGGTGCTGTCAGTACCCATACCTGCTGTTTTCCAAACTTCTGTGGTCTTGCTCCGGACAGCTGAGCCAGAGTAGAACCTTTCTGTGCTTTTTCAAAAATGCCTGTTGAGATCTCAGCCGGGATCTCAAAATCTGAACTGATTAATGCTGCCATATTTATTCTCCTTTACCAAATATTTTGTGTGCGAATTCCCGCATAGCCTCATCAGCTTCATGTTGCTCTGTGGTTACCTTCGCATTTCTCTTTGTTCCCGGATAGGATTTCGGCTTTGCAAATTTCAAAATCGCTTCTGCCTGTTTCTTACAGGATTCTTCATCTTCTCCTGTCAGTAACTCTGCCGGGACGTTTGTGTCTTTTGCTACTTTTTCTCTTACCTGTCTAACAGTGCCTTCTTTTTCAAGTGCCGTGAGTTTTGCCTGGAGTGCATCGGATTTCTCTTTTTCTTTCTGGAGTTCCGTTTTGCTCTGCTCCTGGTACTCATCGTATTTACTTGCTTTTTCCCTCAGGTCCTCATAATCTGCATATTTCTGTCTTTCCCTCGCAAGGCGTCCCTCAACAATAGAATCCAGTTCTTCCTGAGTAAAAGTTTTATCATCTGCCATCGTGTTTCCCTCCTGAATGAGTGTTTTTTGTTTTTTATCCACATTTGAGGCATGTGTTGCCATAAAAATAACACGCATCGCTGCGTGCTAGAATTATCCATTTATTCTTCTACGTGACATGTATTAGTTAATTTCCCATACACATCTTCATACAGTTCCTGTTTATCGCCATTGTAAGTATATTCAGCATAGATACCGTCTCCGCTGATTGTGGTTGATGCCAAACATTTGTAATTCTGCAACGTCTTATTCGACCAAACCACAAATACATTGCTTAAATTAACAGGTGTCTCTGGTCTGTTCTTCCGATACCATTCAACAAGTTTCTTTTTACATACACTCTGAAAGTGATCCATTCCTGTGATAATCATGTTTAATCCTCCTCATCCGTTTTTCCAGCCATCGGCTGACTCAACATTGCTTTTTTCATTTTTTTATCCTCTCTTTCTTAAAAATAAGTACAAAAATACCACCGGTCATTATTGACTGGTGGTATCTACTGTTCTTGCTCCCAAGCCCATTTTTTAGTTTTTTCAAAAGCTTCAATGACTTCTGGTGGAGCATCTTTAAGTTCTCCGTTTTCCACTTTATCTTCATACGGTTCACATATTTTTAAAAGTTCTTTTATATCTTCCGGATAATCACGCAGTACCACTCGCTACACCTTCTTTCTCTTCCAGGTTACAAATTCGGCTTCAACCTCATCATATCTTCCACGGTTGTACATTATTTTTGCGTATTCACTGATTTCTCCTACATTATCCTTTGTAATCCCGGCATTGTCAATATTCTTTTTGCATTTCTTGCATAGTTTTTGAAGATATTCACTCCGGTTTTCTCTAGTGATTGTCCATTCTTGCTTTTGGAAATCCTCTGCCTGTTTCATATGCCACATTTCATGGCATTCAACTGCACTTCTTCCTCCAGCAAGTTCCTGTATTTCCTGGTTACTTAAAGTTTGATTGTAGTACACAGTATTTGTGCATGGGTCATATAAGCCCAGCGCATTATTAAGTTCATCTTCTGCCAAAACCACCACTACAGGCTTTCTTTCTATCGGAATGTCATACTTCCTCAATGCCTTTTCTGTATTCTGGTTAATCGCATTTAATGCTTTTGGTTTTATCTTCGCTCTATCTGATATGTATACTGGCGTATCATATGTTTCTACCTGTTTTACGGAAATTACGGACTCTGTTCCCCTTCGCATCATGGAAATCTCTGTCGCCTGTCCACGTTCCACCTTTCTGTACGCCTGTTTTGCATACAATTCTCGTTTTCTCGCATTAATAGCATCCTTATTTTCCTTGTACCTAATTCTCCGCATGGCATTAATGTCACCGCCGGCATTCTTATATTCTTCCAGGTACTTATCCGGTTCATATCCTGCTACCGTACTCTTCCCATCAAATCTGACCGCATATTCGCAATCGCAATGTGCATGGATGTGTTCGGCATGTCCGTTCCTGAGTGCTTTCTTCGACATGTACTGCCATCCTCTGGATGCCAAGGTAATGCAAAACGAACAGGTATCCCCATTCGGTACCCAGGCAAATTGTGCCCCATCTCGCATGGCATTTTTTAAAGTGGTGTCAGCTCCAACCAGTTTCACCAGTCTTGCCACTGTTGACGGTACATTCAGTTGAGACTGTTTCATGGTTCCGTGAACTGCTTTCGCCACTTCTCCATATTCCGGCAGATCTGCAATCTCCGCAGATGGTATCTGCACGCCCTGTGCAGCTGCTGTGGCTTCGTACATCTGACAAGATAGTGCTCCAATTGCTTTCCCATACTTCTGTGAAAGAGCATAGGCATAATCTAGAAGAGCTTTATCATCTCCGAATCCGTTCTTTTGCACCCATTCCTGCATCAGATCCGCCGCCTTTTGACTTATGCCCGACATTTTTGTTATATAATTCTTCCAGGCCCTAGTTGATATCTTCATCTGTAAATTCCTCGTTCAGAATGTCTTCCCCTCTGGCTCTCTGTTCCTGTGCGCGGATTCTCCGGATATCTGCCTGGTCAAATCCGATCATTTCCAGAAACACATCTGTCTGTGCGAAACCTTCTCTTGCTGTCGAGATCTTTAACGCAGCATCTGTGGTTGACGCCACACTTGGCATCGCCGGATTTTTGAAATGTGCGATGATTCCCTGTTCTTCCTCCGGAATTTCTTCCGGTGTGACTCCCAGCTCTATGGCAAGAGCCATCCGGCCAATTCGATGCAAGGCATCACCGTTCGCTCTGTTTAGCTGTTCTGCCATAAGAATCAGTGTTTGTGACTGTGCAATAATTGCCTCGCTGGATGTAGGATTTGCATCATTGATAACTCCAACATCTGTTGCGGCCAATCCTGTTGCGGCGGAGTACTGTGTTGCCAGCATCCTCAGCATCTGCACATGTGGTTCGATATTTCCCTGTGTGAGCTGTCCAAAATTAGGTTTTTCTCCTGTCTCCGGATTATTTGTACTGAGCAGGATGCTTCCCACATACTGCCGGAATTTGTTATCGATCATCATATCATACTGTTCATCGGATATTCCCAGGAGATATTTTTGCGGTGATGTGGCAAATTCCAAGCCAATCGTTGCATTGGCAACTGTTCTTACGTACCCCTGGATCAGACGCCGTACCGGTTCTTTTAATCGTGACTGGCCAAAAGGCTTATCGTTTGTAGCGTCCCATGTCAGAGCTACCATAAGCGGCTCTCCGAACTCATGTGGGTTCTGTGTTGCGTACCATGTTCCGCCAACCCTGTCCAGTTGCCAGATATCCGTTTCTGTGTAAAAATTCACATGTTCCGGTGACCAGGTAACGTCTGATTCGTCTCTTCTGGCATCTTCAAAGGCAAATCCATACCGAATTCTGCCATCCTGTGCGCTCCAGGATGCCGCGGCGCAATGTGGTGAGTAGAATCTTATCCTTGCATCGTTCTCTGTACCAGATACTGCTGCGAAAGCGCATCCATACAGTAACTCTTCCTTTACTGCTTTATTATATTCAGCGATCAGATGGTTTCTTTTCATGATCTGATCCATATCATCTGACTTTGTCCCGTTCTCCGTGACATATCCATCAAACATGGATCTGGAAGCAAGGACATCCACAGTCTTTGCTCCCCATGCGCATCCGATCTCTAACCTTCCAAGACCGGATGGCAATGCAATGCCAAGATTGACCTCGTTCAGTGTGATCTTGCCGTTATAATATCTGCGCTTCTTCCGGTTCGATGACCGATGGAAGTCATAGATATATTTTGCCTCATTCAGCCATTTCTGTTCTTCCTCAGGCAGATTAACTACCCTTCCAAAATTCAGTTTCATTTATCCTATCCTCATTTTCCTGTTCGGATTTCGTTTTGATGTCCTGCATCCCCACAAAGCCAGAGCCGCCGCTTCGATCGGTATGGAATTATCTCCTCCGAATCCCCAGCCGCCTGAAATTGGTCTCTTTACAGACGTAACTGCAGATTCCTGCAAGACTTCCTGGTATTTGTACCAGGTTACGGTCTGCTCATTGATCTCCTGCTCCAGCTGGCTGGCGGATGCTATCACATCCTTTGCTGTCGGCCGTATGATGGACTGCTTGTACTTCCATACAGGAGCGATTTTATCTATCAAATAATCCACTCCATTCCTTCCATCAATAACCACACAGGATGCTGACTTGTACCTCTGGTTCAACCAATCGGCAAGCCACTGGATGCCTCGGTTTGTAGGTTTCAGCTCTATCAGTGATATTCGTGCTGCTTCTTCTTCCGGGCAGACAGCTCCGCACAACGCTACCATGGATCCATCCGTGGAAAATTTGATTCCGTACGCCGTCTTTCCTTCCGGTTTTTCTTGGTCAGATGCGCATGCCTCCCATTTTTGCTTATCAATAGCATAATCTTGGTCGTTGTTTATCGGTGACCACCAACCAAGCCGCTCTCTGGCAAACGTATCCTCATCCATCTGCTCACATTCTGCTGCTATCGTTGTTTCTGTCATTCTTCGTCCCAGAGCCGGATTACAAGCCGCCCAACGTTTCCTGTCAGTCACATCTCCGATCTCTTCTACTGAATACTCTGTCCATGCTGTAGATTTGCTTTCTCCATTTCTGGCTCTTTCCCGGATCTTCCGGAATACGTTTCCTGTGCAGTTTTCGTCCGGTGGTGTTCCGAGATAGATGGTCTGTGGATTCCTGGATGCGGATATGGCAGGAAGTAAAGATGCCTGTTGTTCGCTTGTCAGTTCCTGCGCTTCGTCAAACACCAGGCAATCTCCATGGAGACCGCGGCCTCCGTTTCTCGTTCTTGCAACAAATACCACTCTTCCACCATTTTTCAGTATGATCTGTTCTCTTCCAAGAGCTGACTTGATTTCTTTTATGTATTTTCGCAGTCCTCTGCTTTCAAACAATCCTCTCAGTTCCATAAACGTTTCTGTTGCCGTCTTCTGTAGATGTGCCGTGTAGATCACCCACTCTGAGTACATGATCATTCCTGATGCAATACGCCCGGATATATTCAGTGTTTTTCCGTTCTGTCTCGGAACAGATAATCCACAAGTCGGAGCTGACCATATTTCTTCCTCTGTTCGTCCCATCCAATCGTTCAGGACTTCACTTTGCCACGGATCCACGTACAGTTTTCCGACAGAGAGCACTTTTACAGCATCTGGGCCGTCTGTGTAACTAAAGTCCGGAGCGATCCTAACGGACGGCGTCTGGCTTCCCATCAGCTTTCCTTGCTGAGAGGATCTCTCCGATTTCGTCATCGTCTTTCTCCATTCCTCTGATTTCTTCAATTTCTTGTATTGTTTCTCTGTACTGTTTCACCAGCTGGGGAACTGTCTTCATGCTATCATCCAGTTTTCCCGTGCACAGATCGATCTGTTTCGCCAGTACTATGGCCAGGTTTTCCAGCTGTTCCAACCGTGTTCCGGATGCCGTTACAGTGGCCATTTTCCTTGCTCTTGCCATCTTTTAACCGCTCCTTATAATTTTCCTGTGTGTAAATCGGCGCTGGACGGCGAGGGGTGCCTTCGGCCGCGTGGGGGG